AAACGCATAGCATTGAGTAACCCCACACAACCATAGTATCGAACAGATGCTCTAACTAAAAATTATTTATGTGTATTTGTAAGGGTTTGGGCGTTTTATTTAACTTGTAATGATGTTTTATCGATGCTTATGTTGGCATCTTGTAAACAGTCACCATAAGACTCATGATCTTGTGTCGGGCAACCACTACGACAAACACTCATGACCAGGTACCTAGTGATGTTGTGCTCGATGAACCTAACTCAAATAGTGATGCGTAAGACTCTCGGTTGATTACCATGCTGGAACCGCTAACTGCACTGAGGCTGAGTTTAGGTTGAAAATAGGAACCAGTCGAAGCTGTACGCAAAATGCCAGAGATTCGAATTTGGAATTGATAAGCAGTATTGGTTCCAGCAATAGTGCCGCCAATTTGCCAGTTAGCCGTAGTGCCATTTATGAATGCCCCAAAATCGTTAGTGCTTAACCAGTTTCCGTTGCTTGATGTGCCAATAAATCCTGCTTGATGGGTAATAAAATTAAAGTTTGATACAGCATCCCCAGCAATGGTTAATCGTAGGCTCTGACTGGTTGATGTTTGAGCTACTGAACCTGTTAACAAATAATCAACATAATAGGTTTTGCTATTGGCAACCGTAACTCCATTTGATAATCCAAACGGATCATAACCAGTTAAAGCTGTTAAATTGCCTCCGCCATTTACGCTTACATTGCTACTCGGTGAATACCAATAGGTTGGAATTGTTGAACCAGTCGCTCCAGCAGGACCGGTATTGCCAGTGTCACCTTTGGATGCCATACGAGTCCAATAAAGTGTTGCAGTGCTTGGATTTTGAGCGGAAAAATTATCGGCAATTGCTACAAAAGAGCTACCGTTATTGGTTACAACATCGTTTAGATAATAAGTTGTTGATGAACTATAGGCTCCAGCAAAGTTAAAACCTGTGGCTAGATATTCCCAATAGGTTGTATTAGTTGGGATATTGCCTGTACTAGCAGTTTTACATGTCCAACTACTGCCATTATAGAAAACTACATCGTAAGCGACATATGCTGTGATGCTTGAGTATGCTCCTCGAGCGGTAAAACCCCGACCGTCGGAGCCATTAGAGCCATCAGCACCTCGAGGAATAACAAAATTAAGGGATGCCGCACTCGATGTTCCAACATTTGTTACCGTTGCATTAGTTCCTGCAGCCCCAGTGGATGTTGAATTAACAGCGATTGTTGCGGCGGCTCCATTGGTTCCATCTGTTCCTTTATCGCCTTTTTCGCCTGTGTTGCCTCTTGGAATAGTGAAATTAAATGTGGCTGCACTCGATGTTCCAACATTTGTAACGCTTGCATTAGTTCCTGCAGCCCCAGTCGATGTGCTGCCAACAGCGATTGTTGCTGCAGTTCCAGTCGAACCTGCTGGGCCTTGAATACCTGCGACTTGCTCAGTGATCAGGACTGGAGTTTCAGTAACCGAGAGTGTTGTTGTGTTATCGACAACAGTTAATTTGTAGGTCATGCTGTAACCTGACCATCGACAGTAAAGCGACCTTGAACAATACGAATAACAGCTGCACCCGATGTGAGTTCGATGTCGTAAACATAATTACCCTGGGGGATTGCCCCAGTCTGGGTTGCTGTAGCACTGATAACAATTTTGCCATCGTTAGCCCCAGCGAGAATCCCTGAACCTGTAGTCAAGGTTAAGACTGCTGAGTCTGCTGTGTTCACATACTGTCGGACCTGCATTTTGGCAGTGTAACCAGTCCAGTTAATGGGCGTACTGTCATTAGTGGCAGTAAAAGTCTTATCAAAGCTTGCACCCTGATAACAAGTGATGTTGTAAGTACCGGGAGAAATCATAATCCAACCTTATACCACAGATATACCAACAGAGGCTTTAGGCGTTGCGGCGTTTCCTACAGCCATTACTAAAGCAATAGCCGCCCCAATGTCTTGGACTGCAGCCTGCCTAGCGATACGCCATCCGCCATCGCTCGATGGTCTACGAGCACAAGCAATTAGATGCTGATGCATGATCTCTTGATTGGGATGGATTAAATCGCCCTGATTCATGGCAGATAGGGTTAAATCACAGTATGTGGAAAAGGTTGTGGATGCCCAAGTTGTGGGAGCCACTGGGACTCCTACTTTAGCCAAATGCGGAGCAATATGCCCAGCAGTTTTAGGGTCAAAACTAAGTGACCGCACACTATAAGTACGAGCAAGATGTGCCAAATCAGCTGCAAGTTCTCGGTCATTTAGTCCTCCGTCTTTTTGCCATCGAGTGAGGAACACTGCGAGTTTATCCTTAACAACCTGAACAGTAACGAGGTAAGCCTCTGTGCGATTAAAGTTGAGGTCCAGACCCATATAGGTTTCATGCCCTAATTCTAGGGTTAGATTGTTGTCTGCTCCGATAGCCCAGCGATCTAGATTCCATGGGCTCGAAATTGATTCTACCCATTGGCACAACATCTCGGTTTTGATTGCATCGTCTGTATCTCGAGCTGCTGCATCTTGCAAAGCCTCAAAACTTATGGTGTGTCCCATTGCAGGATTAGCCGCCTGCCAAGCAGTCACATCATGAACCCCAGCATTATCTGGAGCCGACCACTCATACCAGCCGAGCCTAGGGGACTCAAACTTTAATGCCCGTTGCCGTAATTCATTTAAGACTGTCGATGTTGCATCCCCTGCATTAGAGGTTACCCAGGTCTGCCCACTGGTTGCTCGAGTTAGCGGAGTTGCTGCAGTCCAGGCATCGGTCTTGATTTCTCGGAGTTCATCAACATACAGCAGGTCAGCGGTAGCACCTCGAGGACCCTCAGATGTTGCAGCTCTAATTCCATACTTGCGAATTCGTTTACATTTGGTGTTGCACTCTTTCGGGTAGTGATGGCAGTAGATCTCTAATTCCTCTTGGCCGTTAGTCCGGGACACTCGTTTAATCCTTTTACGCATCCAGGGCAGACTCTCAGCCATGTCCACAACCTGCTTAAAAGTATCCAATGCTAGTTGTCGATTCTGTGCCATTGCCACAATCGAGCCCTCACCAAATACAAATAACCCAGCCAAGATACGCATCCGCATCATGTGGGTTTTACCATTTTGGCGAGCAACAAGAATCCCAGCAGTTGTGCGAACAAACTTCCCCGAGTCATCGATGGTGAGTGCATCATCCATCACATACTGTTGCCAGGGCAATAACGGTACGCCTAAATCACTTGCTAGTGCTCCGACTACTGGTCCCAGACTTTGCCCGAGTGGTTTTGGGCTTGCTATTCGGGGTATTGATGAGCCGTAAATAGGTATCTGCGTACTCTTTGCCATGATCTACCTCCTCGCCCATTGCTTTAGATGCATCTCTAGCTAGTGGAGTGAGTTTTAACTCTTTCATCAGAATTGTTAAACGACCAATCAACGCTGCAGCCTTATCGAGGTCTTGGCCCGAGTCGAAAATGACATCGATAACCTTAGCCAGTTTCATAGACAGACAGACTGCCCCCTGGTCAGCTGCAGAAATCCAAGATTGAGCCTCTGAAATGCAGTTCCCCAAATGTTCGCTGAGAGAGCCTGCCGGTATCTGGTAAGTATCGGTTTTAATCGGTTTGGTCATGGGGCTAATCCGTTCGATGGTGGGTCAAATCTGACCATCGGGGAGAGAGAAAGTAAAGGAGGGGTGAATGGTGTCCCAGCCTTAGAAAAAACGGTCACTGACTTATCTTTCTTTTGTAAATTACATCGAGCACATGCTGCAGTTAAATTTTCTGGGTCATCTGTACCGCCATGAGCCACTGGGATGATGTGATCTACATGCTTAGCCTCAGCCCCACAGTAAGCACATGTATGTGCATCTCGAGCGAGTATCTTGAGCCTAAGTTCTCGCCATGCTCTTGTACTTCCCCTACTCATCTACCTTTAACTCCTCTATCAATACTCGTAACGCCTCATGGTATCTATCTATCTGTTCTATGAGTTCATCTAAAGCTTCTATTAGTTCCTCTGGGTTATCTATCATGTATGCCTCTGTTATGCCTGGTAGGGCTTGGGTGGGCAGAGCATGGCTTACTATCAAACCATGCCCCAGTCTTGCCCGTATAGGTTCGGTCTGGTTTGTCGCATGGGTCATTACTGACAGCATCGCCATTTGATTATGAGTACTTGTTGCCGTATGGGATGCTCGGTTCATACGATCACTCCTAATCTCTACTCTGTTTAGAGTCTGTTGTCTGGCTCGTACCCAGACTACGAAACGCCCTCAAACGGCGGTTTATCGTAGTACGAGTACGACAGTAAGTTATGCTCTTACCTAGAGCTGGTAATACTTGGGGAAGCTTTGCCGCTATACGATTAAGCCCTCATCATCGATGGGGGTTTTCTCGTTTCCAAGTTTGTTGATTGTATCTGTTCCCGGTGTCACATTGATTGTTAGACACTCATGCAACGGTATTTCAACAAATGGCTCACTAAATGTGTACTTTGTGCCCTTAAAGATTGTCGGTGCAGCTGCAAATGAGTCACTACCAACAATTAGTGCATGTGTACGGTCATGATTCATGATGGCAAAGTATGCGTTAGGTGTAGCAAATTTGGCTTTTCGAGTGCTTATGTGCACATTTGGAAATGGAAACGCATCGCCAGTCCAGCCATGTCTAACCTCTACTTCGATAGTCCAGTCTGAGTCGCTTATTAGATCTACTCCGTACTGGTCAGGATTGACTCGCCAGTTAAGTTTTGGCTGCCATTTCCATAACCATGCCAACATCTGCAGTTTTGCATCATCGTCATTATCGTAAAGTTCTTGGCTAAATGGTTTCATTTCTTTTTAACCGTTTTCCTGGGCTTGATGTTTTCGACCTTTAACTGCTCACATGTTAGGCATGAGCCATCGTTGAATAGCCATCCGCCACAACCTTTACATCGATGTAATAGATCCTGGATGTGTTGGAGTACTCGCTCAAGCATTACGCCCTTAATGTCGGCATCTTGCCTCAATTTGTTTTGCAGCTGGGTTAGGGCTGATGTGTAGCCACTGTCATACTCACTCGCCACTAGCGGTTTCCTCCAATACTTCTCGCAGACTCGCATAAAGGCATGATGGACAGAATGCACTATTTGTGTACATTCCGTCTTTGCATGGTTTAGTTCTATCCCATGCTCGGACAATTGCATCTCTTAAAGTAATCATTAGTTCCAACTGCTTTCTGGGTCTGGGTTATTTGGTTTCTTGCCTGCAATGTAGCCCTCAGCCTTTAATTGCTCAATCAGCTTTGAGGCCCAATAAGTGGTTAATTTGTCCTCGAGTGAGAGTTCATGCTCGGTCTTAAATTTCTCTACATACTCGGTCATGGCACTAAATGAGTAATTAAATAGGGCTTTAATAAGGCCATACTGCTTTTCTGTCATTTCGCCATCTAAGCCTTTATTGCCTTTAGTGGTGTTCTTGGTAGGTAATGGCTTTCGCTCGCCCCATGGGTCGTCTGTGGGCTCTTGGCGAGCCTTTGCAGCCTCTACCTCTTGCTTAGTTGCTACAGACTTACCCAGTCCAATACCGAGTGCACCAATGGCTCTACCCCATGCTGAGGTTTCCAAGTTCATTAACTCTGAGCCTCGAGTAAAGGTTGTTTTGCCGACTGCTAACTCTGCAGCTGTGCCAATGCCTGGGCGTTCATCTGTCGCTGTTCGATAAGCGTATGCAATGCCCCAAATCATGTCGGGGTTGCTTTCTAGTGTGCCCTTGTACTCAAACTGTATTGAGCCCTCTGGGTACTTTGCGTAAAACTGTGAAATGCGTTCTTTTACATCCACATAGTCGGCCATGTTAAATGTCATACTGCTGCTGTTCCATTTTGCTTTAATCCTTAATGCCGAGATCTCGGCGTACTTGGTCATCGATTGGTGTATCCGAGTATGGATTTTTCTTGACAACATAGAGTGCCCGGTATGAAACAACCAGTGCTAGGAATACGGCAAATCCGCCGTAAAGTACTCGCAATGGTGCTGCTTCTGATAACGAAATGATTACTCCGAGTGTTACAGCTGAGGCCAAGTGAGCGAGCCTCAGAGCGTTAGTTATTCTTTTTTGCATTTTGCTGTTCCTTTACTGTAGGTACTTCAACAACATAGCGAACAATGCCCCCGATTCGATGGGTCTGGATTGTTCCAGATTTTTCCCAATTTACGAGTGTTTGGCGGCTGACCTGTAAATAGTTGGCCGCTTGGCTGGCTGTCATTAGTTGCTGCATGTTTCAGACACTAGCACACATTAGCGACTATTTGACAACATTAGTTGTTTTTAGGTGTGTCGCCTGATAATTCTGGGTTTAGGAACCCCATTAACCCTGCAACGATTGCACCCATTATCGAGCGATACTCCAGGCTAAAGTCTGTTGCCTGCCATGAGGCAAGAAACGCAATAAGCCCAAATGAAATTGGTTTTGGCAGATTGGTGTATGAAAATTTGCTCATAATAGACAAGTCCTCGGGTCATGGGCATCGATGTTGTATCGATACGGATGTGAGCGAGCCTCGAGATGTAAATGAGGCCCAACTACCTTACTTCCGCTGTCCCCACTGTTGCCAAGAATTGTGCCCTGCTTAATCCGAGTACCAGGCTTAATTGCTGTTTTGCTCTCTAGATGTGCATAGATAAATCGGTATGAGTAATGCTGAACCAATACATGGATTCCATACGCTGGACCCCAGTTGCCTGCAACAACTACACCATCAGCTACTGCTTTAACTGGTGT